TGACAAGATACTTTAATCCATTTGGCGTAGTCTCATCCAACAACTGTGCCATGAGCATGGTACAGTGAAACCGACCTTTGAATTGCTTAATACCTAGTTTGACAGCACAATGCATGTCGAACTTTACATAATGACCAATTTTAATGATGTCCGGGTTACCGAACACTTTTTCGTCAAGGGCCATGGCTACATGCCGAATATCATCGGCAGACATATCTTCCAAATCTAAGAAAATGGCTGATCCTATTTGATATGTTAACGCCAGGCCCCTGAGCCGAAAATTTGGATCGAAGGTACCCATATCTGTAAGGGTTGTTGTCTCAAAGTCAAATGATACAACAGATGCATTGCTCAGGTATGGTAGGTACGGGAGCAATTCCTGAAAGGTATGGATTATTTCGAACTCGTTTTCCGGTTCTTTAATTTCTTCTCCGCCAGCAACCATATATGCCCGTTGAATCGATTCGGCATAAGGTGCGAGCTCTGATGGATGGCTGGATATGTAACCCGGGGAAAGAAGAGGAACAATCATTCTACCATTCCACTCCTTTATCTGTCCGGACATTCTTTTAATACCCTTAACTCGTAATGTGTGATTCAGGGCTTCCTCACCACATACGAACACAATGTCTGGATTATAGCTATCAATCTTATTAACAGCCCCATCATTCCCGGGCCAATACTCAAAAGACAGTTCATCCTCTGGTATACCAATCACGCTCACCATCAGTGTTTTGAGTGTATCTCTGTAGAGTTCCTGAGAGGAACCTTTATCTATGAAAGTCAATATTTTAGGCATTTATCAGAATCTCCCCGTGTTCAGAACACTTTAAATTATTCATTTTTAATGATCTTTCAATAAATAGCTTGACCATAAAATCATCTTTGGTGTTAGCTAGATCCTTAACATATCGCATCAGTTCCTCATACGACATAGGTTCCCCCTCATTCTCATACTTGGACACCAGCTTAGACACTTTATCCCAATCCACTTTTTTAAAATCTAAGAGGTCCAGGGGCAGCGATTCGTCAAATTTTTTAATTTTCGGAATCACTACCGTTTCCTGGTATACAACACCACAAATATCAATGTCTGCACATACACTGCAGAGAGGGTGTTGGGGGTCCCACGCTTTGCCAAAGCAATCATCTGATTGAGACAAATCCTCAATGTTGAGTGGTTTCAATCTACTAATCTCTGTTTTTTTTGATCTCTTTTGTCTTACCATTGAAATACAAAATTACGGTAAATATTTTAATTATGCAAGGGTTCGCGAGTAATTTTTTGAATTTCTTTTCGATTATAATGCTCAGTGACATCCAGTTGTTCTCTTTTATACACCGCCCGGCGGGACCTGGAGTGGTTTTCAACATATGGTCCAATGTCAAAAAAATCATGCATAATAAAATCCTTAGTATCCTTATACAAACGTTCCAGTCGTCCCATCCACTGCTTCAAATCCACTTTAGCCTTCCCACCCGCGGCGTAGATTAGTTTAGATATTATGGGTATATTCACACCCTCCTTAAGGATAGTGGTACTCACCAATGTCTTGATCTCACCATTTTTAAATTGCTCTATCTTTTCTTCCCTCTTCGGATCATCACCATAAACAAAAGTTATCGAGTTAATACCCAATAACTGCAAACTGGCAGCTAATAATCGTCCATGCTCGATATAATTCACCGCGATTAAAGTAGATCCTTCATAATCCTTCAGAATATCATACATAATTGCAACACGCTTTGCTGATTTAAAAATCCTGGAATACCTAACCGAATCATAACTACTGTCATCAGCATGCATTTCATGACATAAATGCATGTGAATCTTAGCCTCCAGACTAATTCCCTTATCCATTAGTTCTCTCTTGCTGATATTAAAGAGTTCTGGACCGGAGAGGCCTATGGATACCATTTTATTTACAATCGCATTAGAATCGAAAGGAGTACCCGATACGAAAAGACGGATCGGGGCCGGTACATTCTTGAGTACGCCCTGATAAGTTTTGGACCCGGCCAGATGACATTCATCTACAGCTACTACATTGAAAGCAGCCATATCCTTCTTGACGTTCACACTACTTTTTATCCTATTGTAAAGAGTCTTAATCATTCCAACTGTAACGATATTAGGTTTATAGGTACTCGCGTTGATAATTCCTACATCCCCATTGAACACATCTTCAAAAGCCTCTACCAGCTGAGTAAATATAGTCTTATTATGGATCAATACCAGCATTCGGTTATTACCTTCCAGATTGAGGAGCAATCCGGCGATTACAGCCGTTTTCCCCGCATTTGTTGCAGCATTTACAATCCCTCTGGGAAAGGCAATTTGCGATTCGCGAATCGTGATCCACTTATCCATTGAGGCAATGGCATGTTTTTGATGCTCATAATCCCCTTCAGCTATCATAGATCCAATGTGAGTTATTAGCTCACTTTTGAATGGCGGAATCTCCCCACGTTCATCAACTACCTCAATCGGCAAATCCGGATAATCTCTTTCCAGTACCGTTGCAAGTAATGGAAGGAATCCGGTCGCCATCTTACCAGTTGGAGTGATAAAGTACCGCTTACCATCCCATTGCCGTTTTTTATACGCTGAGGCAAAATAAGCTCCAGGTACATTCACGGACATATAATCCCGAAGAACTGTCTTGATCCCGGGATATGCCATCTCATCATGCCCGCTTATGACGAGATTGGTTTGAATATTACCTACAATAATCTTCAACGAATTGCATTAAAGGCTCTGTGAAGTTTTCTCCAAATATATCCCCGTTATTATCTACGACGAGATCAAAATCATAACCATCTAACGCTGTCTCAGACACATGATCATCGCCATCCATCACAGGCATGGTCCTTTCAACCCGGATCACATACCCACCCTGGTCTTTGATAGCCTCATATTCGTTCGGAAATCTGGTATCCGGAATAATAATAAATTTTTCCTTCCTAGCCAGGATATCTCTCATAACCTGAAACACCCAAAAATTCGGGTGGAATAGAGCCCTGAAGCAATCAGTGCCTAACAGCTGAAGGATTTGTCGCCCAGTCATAAATATAGCGGCAGCTATTTCATATTTCTTATCCTTGTTGGCATCTGTAAAAAAGTGGTAGGGAGGCAGTCCTAGCATCTCTGCTGCTGCGATCTTCAACTTAGTGGCCCAATACATCGTCTTAGTGTTCGAACCTCCCAGAAGGCTGCTAAGGTACATTGCTGCGGTGTCTTTTCCGCGTCTCTTCTTTCCTGAAATTCCAATAATTAATTTGCTCATGATCCTGTTTTTATGTACTCGTTTTTATATTTCTCGATTAATTCTGTACGTTTATCAGATACCACTTTAAGTGATCCCTTAACTATGGTACGCTTGCCTCCAGTATTCGCCTGATACCAGAAGTAATGATTTCCTTGGGTAGGATTCTTATGAATCTTACTAATAAATACTCTAATCTTCTTCTTCAATTTCGTCATAATAATCTATATTTATTTGCGGGTCGGATTCTATGATAGCGGTCACAAATTTATTGTATTCCTCCGGGGCGTTCTCAAACCGATAAGCCATGATTTCATCGAAATCCTCAAACGTGACAATCTCATGGATTTCCATGTTATCCAGTTTTTCGTGACAACCGTGATGCTCCCCCCAATCCTGGCACCTGGGAGATATGTTCTTCTTATCTGTCTCAAGATGTTTAAATCGACTTTTAGGTAGGTTATGTGAATGGCCCCATGAGATGCCACTAAGATTTCTGTGGCAACTAGTACAGACCATACAGCCCAACTCATCAATCATTTCTTCATCAATTTCTTTGCACACTCTCGCGTACTCGGCCTTAATTTTAGCCTCTTTGGCGCTTCTCGCCTTTAATGGGGATTTTCTTTTCATTTTTTACGGTTTCAAAATGTTGACGCTCAGCGTCATTAGTGTATTCTTGACCTTTACTGGCCATATATTTCGTGTATGCAAGTTTGGCATTATCACCATATAACTGAGAGAATTCCGGCATAGAGTTCATGAAAGTCCACTTATCGAACTGGGCATCCATCCAATCATTTATATCAGCACTAGATTTTTTAGCGTCATGCGAAGCCTGAGCTATATCAGCTAGTTGATCCTGATTCACCTCCATGCTCAAATTATGGAAGTTTTTGAGCGAACGATCCCAGGCAGCGTGGGCTATCTGTGTCTGTAACGGATCTACTAGTTTCAATATTTCCATGTTCTCATACCGGTCCCGGATCTTATAATCAGCACCCTTCATCCGGTATATGGTAATCTTGCCCGCACCGATAATCGTTATGCCGAGTCCCACATAAATTTTGAACGCCTCAGTCGTGGATTTTATTTTGTAATCCTTCGCAAAATTGTGTGCAGCTGTGGCCACCTCTTTTAAAGCCAAATATTGTTTAGTACCTTTATGGATCGGCGTAGGCCTCCTATCATGATTCCGAAGAGCGCCCATATACACACTATTAAATTGCGCTACTATATTATCAGAGGTAGCTGCTGTCCTGGCAATTTTAGATGCTGTTTTAGCCTTGACAGTAACAATCACTCTATTGTTTAATTTAATTTTTGAAGATTTCAACATTAAGGCTGATACAAAATCCTCAGGAAAAGTTATCCCTTCTTCCTTGCATATTCGTAACAGGTCTGATCGTTTCACATGTATTGCCGGATCTCTATCCATCTTTTAATCCTTTATAAAGCCCGGCCCAGGTCAAATAATCAGTCTTATCGACCAATCTTTCCACGGGAAGCTTTCCTATACCGTTAACATCCTTACCGGTTGTATTTAATTGTGAAAGGTCTATTACTTTTACTTTTTTATGCTTATACAACTTCTGGGCCTGCTTCAGCCCTTCTTTATATGCTCCAATATCCGGAATGACAACCACTTCCATCACGGGGGATTCGATGATCGCTGTGCTCTGATAAACACTCAAATCCAGGCCCTGGTATGAAATTCCATTAGGTCCCAAGGTCGCCGCGTCTGCCCAGCCCTCAGTTAAATAGACACTATCATAAAGATGCAGGGCCTCCTCATTGAATAAAAACTGTGATTTCCCTACTCCGAACAACTCCTTTGGAGGATTCTTGTACCTGGGGAAGTTTCCCATAAAATCCCGGGCCAGATAGTACACCAGCTTGCCATTCTTTTTAAGTGGGATAATGATGTACCCGAAAAAATTCTTTTTGTTATCCTCATGCTGGTCAATACAGTAGCCTACTCCCAAGTTGTCCAAATGCTCCAGGTCAAAGCCACGACCTGATAAATAAGTCCTAGCTCTATCTCCAATGACACCCTCCCCGCGTAACAGGCCTTGATATCCGGCGGGAAGGGTGACATCAGAAACTTCAACCTGACCATGTTCCCTGTAAGTATACTCCAATGGTAGAGCTTCATACGATTCAAGTATTTCATACGCCTCAAACCTTCGAACACCCTCTATATTCTGTATAAAATCAATAATAAATTGTCGGTCAAAACACCCTTTCCAACACTTAACCAGATTATATTCGAAGGTAACCGCCAACTTCATCTCACCACATAAAGGGCATATCCCATCATACCAACCATTAGTTGATGGCCTGAGTGGCCCATGTACTGCATCAAAATACGCGAACGCCTGTCCTTCATTAATCATCCTCTAGATTTTTATAGTACGCCTCTTTGTCAACTTCCTGTACCTTACCCACAGCTTCATCAACATGGATCACACATTGATTCTGGCCATCATATTTCTCCCCCTCTCTCTGCACCACTGAAACAATCCGCCTAATCTTTGCCTGGAGTTCTTCCTTAGTGGCGCAGATGGCAAATACAGCATGCGCATTCATGACCTTACCAAAGTCCTCATTCAGGTCCTTCATGTCAAATACTTTCTTATCAATGGCCGCTTTGTTCACTTGGGAGGGCGCTATAGCGAATGTGGAGAGTTCTGTATTAAGGGCTATTACTTCGTGATATACTTTCTGGATCTGGATTCTGGTATCCCTTCTCCGATCATCAGGATTAGTCGGTAGGAAATGATCGATGGAATCCCATATGATTATATCCGGACTCCAATTCCTTGTTTCTTTTATGTAAGCAAGTCTGTTTTTTACATCGCCGACAGTAGCTGTATTAGCTGGCCAGTAGTCTATGAACAGATCTCCACCGTCAGGACTAAACAATGTACTGTATTTCTTAAAATTATGTAGTGTGATATCTGATTCACCACTCATTCGAAGGTCATAAGCAGTGCATTCCATGATGGACATCTTTGCTCTGCGTCGAATAGATCTCTTACCATTCTCGCCATCAGCATAATAGACCTTGTATCCATCTCTGGCATACTCTACAGCTAATTTGATTATAAATCCGGTTTTGAAATGTTTTGGACCCGATGCAAAAACAACCAACTGTGGAGAGTAGAATCCCCCCGCTGCGGTCATACTATTGAGGTCGTATAGGAATGTCGGGGCTCCGTCTTCCAGGTCGTCACTATGAAACCGACGGTCCTCAATAAGTAGCCCATCAGTGTCCGCTGCAGCATTTTGACCAATCAAGTTCAATTGCCCCAACTTTGAGGTAAGCTGTTCCAGGGAAAGCTTCTCATCCCCGTAACTCATGATATGTTTATCCGCCTGTTTATTCTGGATCTCGCTGACAATGAAATTATCTATATATGCTCGATCTCTGGCGTTAAGTGGATCTTTGAAACTTGCGAATATTTTAATTAATTCTCCGCTTATTGTCTCGGGTAAATCTTTGGTACTGCTCAGATCCTCCTGTAGCAATTGCTCGGCAACTAGTGGCGTAGGCGTATCACCGTATTGTTTAAAATACTTATAAAGTGTGTCAAACGCAATCCTGTGTGTTACAAGATCAAATACGGAACTGTCTAAATGCTGAAAATATTGACCACTATTGGGGGTCTGTAACAGGTACTTTAGAATGTTCGTCTGAAATTCTATCGTCATTCGTCAGCCTGTTTATTATTTTAGCCGGAATGGCCCTCTTCACTACATTGGCTGCTTGTCTCCATCCTAATAGACCAGCAGATATGGTAGTAGTCTTGAGGAATACTTCCACGGCTAAGTCCTTATTAGTTTTTATTATGATAAAGGAGATAATGGAGCCAACAATAAGTATCACGGTTGCCACCAATTTCGACCAAGTTAAAGTTATTGCCCATTTCATTAAAATAGGACTTTAAAAATAAGTATACCAACACTCACTGCACCACCGGCTGTCCATAAAAAACGCTCTATACGAACTATACGTCTATGATCTTTTACTCTTTGCCTTACCAAACCGTTAGGATGATATTCATCGCCTTGAAGAGCCCTGTCAATACGATCAACAGTTATTTTAAGGGATTGAATATCCTCTGCAGTCTGATCTATTACATCCGATTTGCTGCATTCATACGGGCAGCTGTTGGTACTTTCTGAAGTCATTTTTCTTTATTTTGTCAATGCGGCTTTTGAAGCTTTTCCTTCCAGGAGATCCCAGGCTTGACCAACCACAATAGGATACATATATTTTCCAATTACTTCTTTAATTGTGGAAATTTCTTCAGATTTCAAAGTAACCTCACCACCATTTGCTACTTTCGTAGCTAAACAATAACGTTCATATTTCTGTTCTCCGGTCTGCTTCTCATCCAAAGCCAATAAGGCCTGCTTAGCCGCGCCAGCTAATGTCAAATCCTCTTGCTTATCGTCTTTCAAAGGGTCCCCTTCAAGCTTAGTTAATACTAGACTAAAATTAATTTTTGCCATCTTAATTAAATTTATGAAATGTTAAACATTAATACAAAAGTAGTCTTTTTTATTGTAACTTCCAAACCATTACCATTTAATCATAATCTATTCCGTAAGTTCGAATTCCATCGTATCCATCACTGGCTATTAAAATATTTGGAGCCCCACTCCATATAAATAATCGTTCAACTATACCTAAAGCCTGTGACCCAATGTAATCAAGGTCATCATTAACATTGCGTTTATATCTAAGAACATTTGAACCGTCAATATAATAAAGATAATTTGCAGCAGAATGATAAGCTGGATGTTTCCGAACCCCCGACCCCTGACGATATTCTTGAGTAAGAGTTCCTGAGCTATGAGAATAGACTATTGCTCCATCTGCGTCCGAACCCACAAATAACAAACCACTATTACTATCATAAATAATACTGTTTCCAACAAATGTTCCTGTGTTATCGTTATCAACTCTAGTAAGAACTCCAGTAGTTATATTTCTTGTAAAAGAAGTGATGCCATTACTACCCACGACAAAAAGATACCCATCTACATAAACACCTTTATAATAAAATGCAAGATCAGCATTATATACATCTTTGAATGTTAAATTACCATTAATATCATATGTAAAACTATGTATTCCATATGTACTAAGGCCAAACGGCTGTGTAACAAATATAAGATTACTTCCATCACCAAAAATATGATGCGCACCAGTCTCAGTGCTAGCCTGTATAACGTCTGCCGCCACCATTACTCCTGTTACTGTATTATAAGTATATGACCTCAAATAATTAACATCAGCAACACTATCTTGAGAAGTTAAAAATAATTTACTACTTTGAGTCCAAACATCAATAAAACCCTCATTCCCAGGTGCGCCCGCAGTATTTTTTAACGTTAACATTCCTAAAGTAGATACATCATAACAACGAACCCCAAATTCCATACAAGCAATAAAAACCCAATGCTGATTCCCATGAAGCCCCCAATGATAACCGGCCTGATCATCATGATCTCCGGCTGTAAGTACACCTGTGCCTGGGGTACCATAATTTCTGAAATTACTTAAACGATCTTTTGCTACGCTATATCGCCAATCAAATTTATTATCTACAGCTGCTGTAAACATATCCCCAAGACTGTAAAGTTCAAGATCCCACTTACCAAGATCAGTATCAATGTAATTAGCATCAATAGTAATAGTAGTATCTGTACGGGCCGTAACAGTATGTGTACCGTTATAATATGTTGAATCTGTTATAGTTATACGACTACCAATTACAACATCACTATTAAGTGCGCCATGTAACATTGCTTTACCCACCGAATCAGTAACCCAATCAAATAGCCCATTCTCACTATCCTCAGAAAGAACTACATCAACATCAGACAGTGCAAATGTATCTGTATCTGGAACTTTAGCCATTTTCTTCTAATTCTTTAACTCTTAATTTTAAACCCACAATCTCTTTTCGAAGTTTATCTTCAATAGTATCAACTTTACAATTTAATCCTTGTACACCGGCTATAGCTAATGCAGACATCCTACCATACGAAAGCGATAAAAAACCGTCACTATCGTCTTTAACAAGCTCAGGAAAGAGTTTTTGTACTTCCTGGGCGATAAATCCCGTATGAATATAATCATCACTTTTATCTTTCCATCTGTAAGTAACAGGATTTAATTTCAATACTGATTCAAGTCCATCAGGTACAGTTTGATAAACATCTTTTAATCTTTTATCAGAACTCTGAACAAAATCATGTGCCCACCAATCGCCGTCTGAACGAAGCTCGGCAATCTTTATAGCACTTCTGTACCCTCTGAATAATGTATAACTTGTTCCGGATGCTGCATCAATATCTACTCTAATACCATGCCCAGTTGGGTTATCTTGATCAAAATAGGCTACATATTGAGTCCCTATATCATGATACACGTATAGTTTCGCAGTAGCATTTATGGCGCCTATATCGATATCCCCACTAGCATATACTGATCCACCGACATATAAATCATAAGTAGCAGAAGGAGTCGCAGTTATTCCTACATGACCAGTAATTCCATTAATTTCTAACCCTTGTGTTGATATATTGCTACCAAATCTCATATTTTTAAAAGCAGGCCCCGTTTCGTCATAATTATATATTGAAATCCAATCTGCTACATTCATAGCCCATGTACATCGTTGACTAGTATCAGTAGTATTATAGAAAACTGGACTTCCAACAGTAGTTTTTAATGACCCGGCTATATGTAAAGTGGTATCATCCCATGTAAGATTAACTGATCCACCAAATGCGCCACTATCATTAAACTGAATATGAGTATCCGATCCAGCAGGATTAGCTGCCCCACCAGCAGGAACTGTCCAGTTTCCTACACCATTCATATATTGTGTAGCTATATTTGAAAGTTTTTTTAGAAATCCATGTTTAACAATGGTAGCATTCAGCGTAGTGGTATCACTACTAGTATGGTAAGTAGCTGAATCCATCGCATGAGCAGTAGGAGTTCTAGCATTAGATAAACGCGCATCATTACCCACACAAAATGTATAAACAGCTGTTCCAAATGTTCCGGTAGTTATTAATCCTGCGGTGCCTGTAATAAGAGGAAGATTAGCTGCAGCTCCAATATGACCTGTATTACTTATCCCTCCATGTGAATGGGCAGTAGGCGCATCCCCAACATACATAAAAGTACCATTACTACAAGCAGCATTAAAATTAGTTTTAGTATCTGATATTCTTCCCCCTAAAACTGAAGGAGTAGTACCAAGATTCCCAAAATTAAATACTCCCCAAGATAAATCTGTACCATCTGTTCTAAGTAAATGAGTAGCAGTTGCAGATATATTTAAAACATTCCATTGTGTAGAGTTATCCCCGTATATTATATCACCTCTTGTAACGGCTACATTTGCTGTATCAGTATGTGTCGCACTTAGTAAAGCATGGTTAGTTCCGCCTGTAGGAATTGGAGTATTTATCCAAGCAGATCCACTCCACTTCATTATATCATCTGTAGCTAATGAAGTAATAGTAATTATCTGACCATTAAAATAATCATCAACATACCCTTTATCTGGAATCCAACGATCACCAAGAGACATTCCATCAGTTTTATAATCAGCAGCATACTGAAATCCTATTGAACTAATAGCATCAGTAATTGTCATAGCAGATGCCGTAATAGCTATAACTTTCTGATTAGAAGTATCATCTAATGTTAAATTTACCAAAGCATCATCAACATATAATGATCCATATCCCCCAGTATAATCAGCTCCAGACCATGAAACAGTATTAAATGATTTCCCGCTATCACTAATTTCAGCATAAACAGATCCTGTAGCGGCATGTACCGATTCCACCCTCCATCTATAAGTGTTATTACCAGTAATAGTCCAGTTTCCGGTAAGTGTACCGCTAAAATTGTTAATAGCATATCCAGAAGGATCAATAAATTCTACTGCATCAGGAGTTGAATTAACCATTACTAACCATCCTCCCACACCGCCTGTCCAGTCCGCAGGAGTATCGGTATCTCCAATGAATGTTGCAGATCCTACAGAACTTGTAAGATCATATGTTGTTGCACTATTTTTAAAATACAACTTATCATCAGCGGAATCCATATAAATAAATCCCTGCGTCGCAGCAGGCGCTGGCAATCCTGTAAGAGCGCGTTCACTGATTAATAATTGACCGCCACCATATACGGTAAATACTTCCGTACTATTATTTTTAAATATTGCTACTTTTGATCCTTCAGTCGAAAGAGTATTTTCAGTATCAAAACTATAACCATAGGCCCCCGCCCCATCACTTACATAAGGCTGGAATATCATCTGATCGGCACCGCCTGTGTAAATAAGAACTTGTCCACCAGATGTAATTGTTACATGATCAGTTGCATTCGCTGCATATATATTATAGGCATAGAATTCACCGTCAAAATTTAATCTATTAACAGCACTAATAGGATTGGTTGCACTTGAATCAAAAGCCCCTGTAGTCTGAGCAGAGTACGGAGCATAGGCTGTTCCGTCCCAGTCAAGAATATTATCCGTCGGAACTGTACCTGGGGGAATTGACCACCCACCATCCGCATTAAGATAATTATCTGTTCCACCACCGGATTGAGGGAAAGTCATTGTTGGGGTAGTACCGGCTGTGAATGTAATGAAATTAGTATATGCAGTACCATCAGTATCATATGCAGCCAAACTATAAGTATTATCAACACTGGTTTGAGTTCCGATAACTTTAGTAGAAGTAATAACTGTATCACCCTGAAGATTTATTAATCCTGTCCCTGTATAAAATGAAATATTAGAATTGTTTCTACCTATTAAGCTTATTCCTTCTGCATTTACAGTAACAGCTCCAAGATAATTAGAACTCGTTCCGATATTAAGTGCATATGTTCCTGCTACAGCATTAGTTAAGTCAGTTGTTCCTGTTAATGGTCCGCCCAGTTTAACAACACCCGCAGACTCAGCTAATCCATTAGTAAATGTATACGAAACACTACTTACAGCAGCATCAACATACCCTTTATCTGGTATCCATCTAGCACCAATAGCTGCGCCATTAATCGAATAATCAGCAGCATACTGCATTCCTTTAGTATCTTGAGCATCTAATATCTGTATAAGTGACCCACTTATTGTTATAGACTTATCAACAGAACTGGCATCGGAAGCTTTTAATAATATAGAATTTTTACCTATTGATATTTGGGTCTGCGCCCCGGTCCAATTATCATTAGCGTAAACTTTTAAATCAACAGAAGCATCTGAATGAAAAGCAAGTTTAGCAGAATCAGTTCCTGTCCAAATACTTCCTAGCGTTAATTTGTTGGTAGGATCTCCATATACATTAGTAGCTTGAGTTAATGTACCTCCCAATTTAACAGCGCCGGCAGTTTCTGTTAACCCGTTCGAAAATGAATAAGTCGGTAAAGCGCCAATAGCAGCATAAACAGCAGCAGAAGTGGGCATATGTGTGGCATCATTGGTTAGAGTCCCCTCAACTGTATTCACAGCTGAGCTGCCGGTCATGATTGCGTAGACGCCTGGAGTTGCCCCGCGTAAGCATATTCCTTGTGATGAAAAGTCTCCGTCGATCACAACGTCCCCAGCTGCTTCAAAAGCAGTATCACCAGCATTCCTTCTGACGAAGTTTCCTGCCGGTATGTCTAATTGTGTCGGTATTGATCCAAATCTAGCCATTATTTTATTTTAATAAATTGTTGTACCATATAATTCCGCGCCATAAATTATTGTTTCAGGCAAAGGCGGTATTAATTCCTGTAAAGCAATAGTTTGATTATATGCATTCATTATTGTAATATCTTCCTGTGTATATGTCGCAAAATCTGATTTCTCAATAGTTAATACAAACGGATTTAAATCAACTGTTGTTCCTTTTGCAGCACTTTCCGGGGGACCCACAGGTAAAGGCTCATTTCTGTATCCAACCACATAAAGAGATATTTTACCATTAACATCAGTTGTATCAGAATATTCCGTATCCTCTGTATCTGTAACTTTTACAGTAGCGCCAACCACTGCAGCACCATCTGAATCAACCACCTTCAAATCAAAACTAAACCAGAATTTAAAAAGCGGCCTGTCTATAAGAGATGCAGGAGACCTAAATGGAGTTACATATTCATCAAGACTAGTTAAATTAAGAAAATCCACTACATCATCAGGGTCAGTATAACTCGGATGAATAGCATAATAAAGATTACCGTATCTTCCAGTAGTTGCATCTATATACACATTCTGGAGTTCTGCTAATTCAGGGTCATTCAAATTTGCGTAATTCCAAGGAAATTGTAAACTAATGCGACCAACATTAGCATTCTTAACCCAATTCCCTACTACGCTTTGGTAAAAAGTTATAGTATATCCACCAAGATGTGCATCCGTATCCTCCCAACTTTTAAACATCCAATAAAGAGAGGAACCATCTCTTGTTAAAAGACACTTGGAAAAACTATTAAGTTCGTTTAATTTAAGACCTGTAACGATATGACAATCTGTGAGGTTGCCTCTTATTGTACTATAAGTCGCAGGAACCTGATCCCATCTTATTTGACAACGCTCATAAGTCAATCCCGCTAAATCACCAATACCATAGTGTGCCCCATAATAAATTATGGTTAAACCTTGAAACGGAATGGTCACTGCGTCATCCCAACTTATATACGCATTAAGGATAAATATACCAGCACCATACTCAAAATAATCTTCAAAATAATCAGTAAGCCTAAGGTCGTCAACAAACTCACTAACAGTTTTATCATAAGTCGTATCATCGAATTCTATATAAAGACGACCTATTTCTATACCTTCCATCGAATCAATATATTCTCCAAGAATTTGAGGATGATAATACATCATCTCCCTATAACCAAGTTGAGTATATGGAGTAGTAACTATAAAATCCTGTGTTTGATATCCCCATGAACTAGCACCATGACTCCATTTTGGACCGCTTGTACTAAAAACTATCGGTACAGTGTCCATAGTCATCATCAATCCACCATTAGTATACCCTAAACTTGGTTTACCGCCTGTAGTTTCCCAATCACCAGAGTCATCAGCAATAAATGCAGTATTGATAACAAAACTATCATAGTCTAGAACTTCCTCTACTGTCCAGCTACCATTGTAATTTGTACTGCCAGATATATCAATATCATCAGTCCAGAGGCAATGATCCGCTGAGATAACCTTAATCTTATTTCCGCTATCATAACTTTCAACACTGGTAAAACTTCCGATAATTTTATGATGAATCTTTATTGACCTATTTGTTGAATCTGTAGTAATATTTACCTCATCTGCAATAGGACCAAAAGCACCACCGCTTCGAGTTACGGCTGCTCTTGTATAATATCCGGTAAAATAATATGTCGTATCAGCAGCAAGACTTCCCCCTGCCTCAAGAGACAACGATAATATAGGTTTCTTTGTTTTCCAGACTCGAAATGCCATTACAATTTATTTATATATTGTTCCAACTGAGCATATTTACTATCATATTTTGATGGTAAAAGTCCTGCATCTTTGATTGGTTTTATTCGATTATAAAGATCAACTATTCGACTATTAGTATTCTCAATTACTCCATCAACCCATTGATTATAAATTTCCAAAGTTTCATCATCGGGTATATCTTTTCGTGAAGGCAACTCCTGTAACTCAGCCTTTAAATTTTGATATCTTTGAATAAGAGTTGATAGATCAATTTCCTTTGAGCTTATATTCAATATAATATCTTCATTTGTTGTTGGTGTATAACTCATAATTTATCCTCCTAATATTCCTTTAGTTTTCAATTCAGTTATTAACTCTCCCAGCACATCACATATCTCATCTACCGTAGTAACGTCAGCATCAAGAACTTTATCCAAAACATGATTAGTAATAGTCCAACCAGTAGATTGAACGGTAGGAGTCTCTCCAAAAAATCCAACTTTCCCTAAAGCGTTACTCATCATTAGCATAGAATTTTCACTTGCATCAACCGAAATTGCATTATAAGTTGCAGCTTTAACAAGAAAATCGGCTATTACCAAATCAGATCCATTATAATTAACTATCAATCCGTAGCCAATACGAGACTGGCCTGCAGTCGCATCAGAGAATCTACCGGCCCCAGCCACATCCAAATCATAGGCGGGGGATGGTACATTTATACCTACTTGAGAATTAAGTTGATCTATTGTTACACACTGGCCTAATAATATTCCATTATCAGTAATATATTCATCAATAGTATCTACAAATATTGTAGCATCAATTTTTATATCATCCCCAGTAACGGCAGGATATAAAAATGGATCTCCAACAACATCTCGTAACCAATGCCCTGATGTTACAGCTGATAATGGAAGCCAAGTAATACCTCCCCCATCTCGTACCATTACGTCATCTTGCGTAGCAGTAGTGTAATCCGGAATACGATCCAACGTAGATTTATTACTATGGCTATGAAGCTCACTAAGATCCGGAAGATCTACCAAACTATTATAACTATGCTCAGTAAGATCGGCTAAATTATGATTGTGTGTATTAAGAGATCTAGTCTCAATGTTTGCCAGGAGTGCAGCATCCAATGCATCTACCTCTATAGACGTATAATATGGAGATGGATCAAATACCAAGGCGCCATCATACCAAAGTGACCCCGCTGGAGCTGTAAGAAGATCCAACACCGCTTTATTAGAATGTGTGTGAAGTTCTGTCAAAACCCTTTGCTCTACAAGACCTGTGGAAGCATTTCGTGCCAAGACTGGTACTGTTTCATCTGCAGCAGTAACTGGAACTGTTGGAATATTTAAATAACCAATGGATGTAAGTATAAGTGCAGGACTCCCATCAACCGTGAATCCTAAAGTATTGGCAGTTGGGCGATACATTCCTGTATTCTGGTCCGTATAGAAAGTATATGCAGGAGTAGTTGCTGAAGTAGTGGCATCCAAAGTATTAATCATAGGAGCATTATCCTGAGCTCCCCGTAAATGACCGCGTCGTATAAATACACTATTGCGATCCTGCACATAAATACCCATGGTAGTGCTATCAGATGCATAAATAAGTTGAGTCCCGGGACCCATCATATAACCAGCAGTCGAATAAATCTTACCAAGCACCCCAAACTCTTCATCATATGATTGGGCAGTCTTGCCTACCATTACTTTATCTGATAAAACTTTTGGATATAAGGTACCTATATTGGCGTCACGATCCCAATATCCTTCGAGAGATGGTGTAGGTGTACCAGGCTTCTTGGGAGTCCCACATCCTAGATCCATATCATCTATAATAATAGTATTCGGATCAAGATTATCCTGAACACGTATACTACCGTCCCAATCAGGTTCGTTAGCTATTGATATATCAGTTGGTACACATTTTCTGGCCATTATTTCTATATTATGCAATTTAACATGCCAAGCTCTGTATTAATTGATCCGACCTTTTCCTGGGTAGTTGAATCCTCTACAACATCACGATCTGTAATACCGGCTTCGTCTTCTGTAACCCCATCATCCGAAATTTTCGTATCAACAGTTCCCTGAACTTCATTCAAAATATCCTGGTCAGTAACCGCCTTAGCAACGCTCCCAGGAGATCCTTCTACTACTGGAGTATCACCCACACCTTTGGAGATCGTCCCTCCTGAGGCTTCTATTGGCTTATCCCCAGCGATAATGGTAGAAATAGTAGCGTCTTCCCCTTCTGTAACGCCCTCTGCTCCAATTTCTGTTTGCACTATGCCATCTTCAGCATCATCGACCACAACGCCAGTATCATTAAGAGGGACAATATTCTCAGTAATGTCCCCCTTAGTAAATGGTTGTTCTGGTCCATATATGTCAGGCATTATGATTTGATTATAAGCTTCCCTTCCAGTCTGGCTTTTTCGTCGGCTGTGAACCAAGCATCCACATTGGCATTAGCCAGGATATCCAGAATCATCTTCCGGTTCCACAATTCCATCCAACTTAAGTTACCGCTCAAAGATCCTTGCTGGTGAATCCCGAACGTATCGTGATTGGCCTGCTTGGTAACATCGCGAGCATATCGTTCTTCTGCTGTTTGATTAGCCATTTGTTTTTATTTTTTTAAAAGTTAATCCTTTTGCGTGATTACATTCTCCAGTTAAAACACGGTGAATAGCCGCTCTATGAACACCACAGATCCTAGCCGCCTCCGTCATAGATGAATGAAAAGATTTAAACTCGCCTGTTTTGTAATCGTATACATCAATTAATACCGGTTTCATCCCGGCGTTTGGTGATTTGTGTTTTAATCCTATACGAAATGCATGTAATATATTTTCAGATCGTGTAGACCACTCCAAATTAGATTTATCATTATTAGCTTTATTACCGTCCTTATGATTGACTTCATGCTTATTTTCGGGGTTAGGAATGAAAGCTGCAGCAACTAATCTAGCAATATATTTCTGATGTCGTTTTCCATATTTCTGTAAAACTACCCTATGATAACCTAAATAGTGTATAAGCGGCTTCAAATATAGTTTTCTTCTTAAACTATATACCCTCCCATCAGATATAACTTCATAGTCCTCAAATCCTTCTATTACTTTTTTCTCCATAATTTTAAATTCTAATAACCATATTTTATGGCGATTTCCTTGGACATATTGATATTGGCGTTAACCTCATCCCAGGCATCCACATTCATAAGAACCGGGATAGCATTCATAGCCTGGCAAAGTCTTACAGCATCGATCCAATAAGGATCTCTAAACAATTGTTCCCATGCACATCCAATATCATTGTTCACACAATTCGCAATGTACTCCAGACGGGCCCATAATTCAGCCATATCACTGGTAATGGTTACATTCTTTGTCAATTGATACTTGGCCGGTAAATCATCCATACTGGTTACAACTTCCCAATAGGTTGGGGAAGATGCCGGGATATTTGAAGCAGAATTTTGTAAACATTTATATATTATTCCCAAATGAACTACATATGGAGTAGTAGCTACCAGATATGAATAACCTGTGCCCCATGTGGGAAGGGCAAATAATTCTATGATATACCTGCCGTCTCCAGTGGTATATGAATATGCGGTTGACATTGGCAAAACAGATCCATTCGGGACCGGTAAAGTAACATCACCATCAGTAGGATACTCTGACGAAAATAAATACACAGTACCGGTAGGGAGGGTAATCCTCATTTTCCGGAATGCATCAAAATCCGTCTGACTGTGACCGGCTTCCGGAGAACCTTCATCATAATTTGAATGATCAACGATAGTCATTACATCATTCGAATCTGTAATATCAGCCTGCTCGGTAGTCGGATTTGTTATTGAAATCTGGAAATTCGCCATAATTAATTAATTTTATTGTGTAAAGATACTACATTTCTACTTATTTTCCTGACGAAACTTTTTGACCTGACCGCCTGTGAGACCCTGCCTCTTACCTTTTTCTACGGCAGCTTTATCCTGACGGGCTTTTTCCCATGCGTCAGCGTCAAACATTTCGTGTATTTCAACCCCCGAATCATAATCCGGATCATATATACCCATACCCCGACGTACCGGCTTATCGGTCTCTCCGGCTGCTATGGCTTTGATATCATCAACGATATCAAATATCTGCTTAGCTTGGACCCCACATATCTGCCCCACGTGCTTACCAAGCTTCACGAGTTCATCATTTCTTTTATCAATATCGCCCTCTTTATGATAGGCGGATGCGTTAACTAACTCATTAGCTATATTCTTTATCATCCCAACTATCGGTGACATAGTTTGCTTGTCGGCCCAAGGCTCCTTTCTAACAATAGATCCTATTACATCAGCCACTCTACCAAAATATGCTAAACCGCGAGTGTTACCAAGAGCAGCTGCCCATACCAATTCATTCTTACCGGCCTTCTCTTCCGGATCTAGCATTAAACCATTTTCAGCCAGATTATACATAACCCCCATCAACACATGAGATAACATGAAATTCTTAAAGTGTATCCCAGCGGCAGCCATATTACCTTGCTTAGCTGCTCGATATGTCAAATCAAGAGATTGAGTAGCTACCCTGTGAATCTGCCCAGCACCTGAAGTAAACATGGCCATGGACCGGTTCAATGGATGACCGGTTCTCCATTTAGATATGTTGGAGATCCTGGTTGACTGCTGCGTAGCTTCACTCATTAATGTCCATGTCTCAATGAACGGCTGCATAATTTTATCAAGCTCAGTCTCTTTAGTGGTATCATTTTCCTTAGCTAACCTTTCGGCTTCTTTATTTGCTTTGCTCCAGGATGTACCGGCTTTCCTCATCTTATCCATTACATACGCACCGCCGGCATTAACAATTGGAAACCGGTCACCGTACTTAATATTAGAAGATGCTATCCGATCAATCTTATCTGCCGGTATAATATTAAACATTCGCTGAAGATTAATTCGTGCCCTCTGGCCAGCCTTTTTAAATAGGTTATCAGTATACTTATAACTATCCCGCCTCCGAACAAAGTTCTGATCAGCATCCAGGGGAGCATGTCCCCTATCCGCTACAAACGGTTGCTTCTTCAGATACTGCTTAAGATCATACCCTCCCGTGGTCATTAACATCTTTGCTATCCCAGTTCCCCAGTGGTAAGGGTCCATGTCAAGTAAATACATTGCAGAAGAAATAGTCTGCTTCAATCCAACAGCCCTATTCAAATATAATATACCCTTACTCATCCGACGGATCATCCCATCCAATGGTTGCCATGTATCATTAAGTGTCTTCCCGGCCATTCTGTCAATGAACCAATCGGCTGTTTCAACATAATTAGTACCGTGATGTTGGGCTATCATAGCCCGTACCTTAGGATCTTTGAATGTCTCATCAAGTCTCCTAACTGTCTCAGCCCAATTAGCATAATGCATTTGATCCTGCATATATTTATCATATACTTGCATCATATCCATATATACAAACGGATCTGTACTTCTACTACGCTCAATATGATGATCACTGGTTACTCGGGTATGATATGATTGCTTATCCATTATGTCGCTGGAAGCTTTACTGAACTCGCCGGCCTCACGAATGAATGGCCAGTAATACTCCACCTCTCCCAAACTTACACCATTCTCAGCACGGTATACCGGTTGTACTTTAACATCATTATACTTATTCATATTGTCTCTCAGTTTTACTGCAAGCTTTTTAGTCCCGGGCTCTAGGAAACTTTCAAGTTGTTCAAATGATTTATCTGTCCAACCCATTCCATGTTCCTGAAATGGCTTACGAAATGTAACCTCTGCACCTTCCTGCTGTAAGGTTAACCATAGATGGCCAGCCTCATATTGACTAAGTGGTAATTCTTTCATTTTACCTTCTCCCAGGTCAATACTTAACACATCCGGCTTTTGTATACGATTCTCTAAGCCTAAATCTTTTCTCCCCTTTTCTTTGTAACCAGTTAATTCATAAGCATCATTCATCATAGCTTTCTTAGTCTCAACAAATTCAGCCTTATCTCTGGCATGGGTTTCTTCTGACCTACTGACCCCGGGAATAAATTCCCTATTAAGTGGATCATTAAATACAATAGCCCTATCGCCGGTCAGATCTCGAACAGAGGCCAGAGTACTTAAATAAGATTTGAAACTCATATCACCGGTTACCTTAAGTGGATGTCTGGTCTTTGGTTTCTTCTTCTCGGACCCGATCTGCATCTCTTCTCCAACCCTAGTAGCGTGTTCAAACATTAGATCCTTCCTGCGGTCTTTATCTTTTTTCCATGCTTCTCTCAATCTCTCAGAAGCCATACGATCTGTCTTCTTAAATTCTTTGATATTATCAAGCATAAACTTCAATTCCCCTGGTCCCTTAAGTCCAATAGTAGCATAATCTAGTTGCTCTTTCAATACTGCATCATCCAAAGTATAACCATTGGCATCAACATCCATGGGAATTTCTTCACCACGTTCTCTATCCTTAGTGTACCGCTCGGCCCGATCTTCAATCTTTCTTATTTCCTCCCAAGCTTTGGCACGAAATTCCGGATTAGTTAATCCCTCTTCTAC